CGTACTCGATGAACTTCTTCTGCTTCACCTCGTCGGCCAGAATATCCTTGACTCGGGTGATCTCGTCCTTACGATATGACGCATTAGGCTTGAGAAGCTCACGAACTGAGGACTCGTTGAGCCCCATGCGTCGACCGATCTCCGTGTTGGGCAGACCGGCGTCCTTGAGACGGGATGCTCGAGAAATATCGCCTGCCTTCTTCTCGGCACGAGCGATGCTGTTCAGAGCACGGTACTCGGTGGTGCTCATGCCCCAGGCCTTGGCGATATCGACCTCGGACATGCCCTGCGCCTTGAGCTTGTCTCGCTCGGCGAGGAAGCCCTGGGCTGACTGATATGGATCCTTGCCGGATCCCCAAGGATAGCGACCCGAGTGTCGCTTAGTCCCGTAGTGTTTGAGGATATCGGAGGGCATCAGTTCTCCTCAGTCTTGATCTCCTCGATGAGCTTATCAAACCAGACGATCTTGTCCATGATATGGGCGATGTCGTCGGGCTGTGGAGTGTCGACCAGAATATCATCGTTCTGGTAGATGCGGGTCTCGACGTTGATCTCGCCGGGCAGCTTCTCGTACTCCAGGCAGAACAGTGCCGCATAGATATGAAGCTGGACCATGTTGACGCGAGTCACGCCGGTCTTTAGGTCGTGGATGCGGAGAAGATGCTTCTTCTCGTCGAAGCCGATGGCGTCGGCGGTCCCGAATGCATTCTCGCTGTGATATAGCACGACCTCGGGATCAAGACCGTAGCCAATGGCGTCGTTCACGTAGGCGTTGAAGGTGGCCTTGTTCCTCGGCATCCGCATCTTTAGGCGAATATGCTCTGCGGCCAGGGCGTGAAGCCTGGTCCCCATCGCTGCTGCCTGCGCTGTCCTGAATGCCTCGCCCAGCTTCTCGTCGTCGTAATTGACCCAACTGTGCTTGCTGGCGCTCAGAAATGCGTGCAGGCCCTCCAGCCTTGAGTGTACGTTCCAGTTCATCGAGCGTTCCTTTCTCGTTCTCTGGGTATATGAATGATGCGAAGGACCACTCACCTAGCTTGTCGATGAAATGATCCTGGTTCGGTCGATGAGTAGCATCGGCGCTTCTCTTGACCTCGAGTGCGGCCCACTTGGATCCGAATATGATTATCAGGTCGGGTATGCCCTGATTGTGGTTCGGATCGTTCTTGAGGATGAGGCAGCCAGGTAGACGCTCCTCGATCCTGGATATGAGTCCGCGTTGGTAGTCGCGTTCGAGCATGGGGTCTATCCTCGAATCAAGAATTATGCCCACGGCTGGCCGGGGCGCCGCATGTGTCGGTACTCGTAAGTTGTTTGAGTTTACTATGCGGTGTTGAGGTAGCGTAGTTTCAGCCAGCCGTGGGGCTATGGTGAAGAAAGAGGGGTCGAAAATATAGAAGGCCCATCTCCTTCATTAGGATGCATGTTTGCGACGCGGTCTATTGTACATGTCGTTGGGTCTTGTGGTAGGGGTGCTATACATGCACTTGCCAAATGCCAGAAAAATTCTTATACTCTCTATATATAAGAAAATTCACTCAACTCCCGGTAATCAGAACAAAACTGGCAAATTGGCAAAATAGGGGGTAGAACGTTGCAATTGCAACGAAAAGTGGTTGCCAGATCGTTTGCCACCCCCGTTTCAAAACTGGCAAATCGCCCCAAAACTGGCAAAATTTGGCACACGTGTACAATACCGTTTTCGCCACTTGCCAGATCTGGCAGAAAACTGGCAAAAAAACTGGCAAACGCATACGTCACTCCAGTCACACAAACATCAGAAGCGTTGCCCACCCGCCATACCAAGTGGTACAACGGGTGGTACAACAATCACCTCAGAGACTCGTAAAAACCCCTCTCATTGAAGATCTCCTTGACCCGAATCGCCCTCGAAATGGCCTGATCGATGGGCGACTGGCTCTTCAGGTAGTAGTAGTTCAAGACTGAATAAGGAGTGTTCAGCCTGTCGATTCGCCCCTCACACTGCTCCATGACCTTCCAAGAGTAGTTCTGAGAGAAGAATATCATCGTGTCACAAGTGGTACAGTTCCAAGCCTCCGCACCAGCTGTGTACTGCACAAGATACACCCATCGCTCGCCTTCCGGCAAGGGTTCATGCTTGTGTCCATTGTACTCAGCGATCGGTACTCCGAGAATATCCCCCAACGACCGCAGCATGAAGAGCTCATAGTCGAAATTGTAGAAGACGATGACTCTAGGATGCTGCTCACACAGCTGTCGCACAGTCTCAAGTCTCACAGGATCCTCATTCGTCACTCTTCTCAAGACATGACAGAGGCCTCCTGCGTTCTTGATGGGCTCTTCCTTGTACGGATCGAAGCGGTACTTCTGGATCGTACGATATGGCTTCTCCTCGTAGGATACCGGGACGTCCGTCCGCTTCTTGGTCGTCTTCTTGACGAAAGGCATGTCCACGAGGACCTTCTTCCTCAGCCGCAACAGCTTCCCCTGCCCAAGATATCTCTCAAGACGAGGATAGCCCGCTCTGTAGTTGAATTGGCAGTGCTCCCTCTCGAACTGGGTGCGGTTCTTGAAGAAGCCATTGGCGATAAATACCGGGCAGTAGTCCATCCAGTTATCGCCAGGCGTGCCAGACAGCATGATCCACTCGTTCTTACGAGCCATCTTGACAAATGTCTTGGCCCATTTGCCGTTGCCGATGGCTCTCTGCTCATCAAATATGATGAAGGAGTCACGGATGTCACTGTAGTTACTGATGTTGTTCCACGAATCAACCGTCGTGTAGTCCGTCAGCCCATACATCGAGACATCCCCCTGCCAATCAAGATCGTCCCTCTTGCGAGCAGTGGTGATTATATATAACCTGGGTCCTTCGGCGAGCCGCCTCGGAAGATCGGCCGGATGCCGCACCCCCAGCACTCTCTCAACGTAGTACTGGAGGGCGACAACCGACTTCCCCGAGCCCGGCTTACCGGTCAATATGCACCCATTCCTCAGGTTCTTCACCGCTTCGACCTGATGGGGCCACAGATCAACCGGTCCCAAGGGTCAGTCCTCTTCAGTGAGTATCTGGACGTATGGGTCGTCCACATTCAAGGCGACACACGGAAGGTCTTCGAATATGACCTTCTCCTCGATAGCATCCCGAACGGCCGCCATGAGTCCGCCGTCGTTCACGTAGGACCAGATATTGAAGATACCCTCCTTCTCGAAGATGATCTTATCCCCTCGGCTGATGACCAGAATGATGTGGCCCGGTGGAATCATGATGTCTTCCTTTCAATGTCATACAGCGACGGCCGCATCCAAATGGTTGTCAGATGGTTGACGTCGTCCTTCTGATCCCACTCTCGACTCGAGAAGGTCATGACGCCTCCGTCAACTAACCGGAAATACCAGACAGTCCAACCGGTCTCGTCGTACTCAGCCCAGCGTTCGGTGAATTCCGCTCGCCGAATGTCATTCCCGTACTCCCAGATCAGGATATACGGATCATGCCCGTCGTTGTGCGGGCTCCTGTACTCACTCACCACAGAACTCCTTGGTAGATGGTTTCCCACTTGCGTCGTTTGGCGTCCCACGCCCTCCTCATCGAGTCGCTGTGAGACTCCAGGAAGAGATTTGAGAGCCTGTTATCGGTCAAGTCACCATTCAGATGGGCGACTCGCTGTAAGGGCTCCAGAGGGCCGTTGAAGGCCTCCCAGACCAGCTTCTGGACATACTTTGTCCGTCTACTCCCACGATCCCACAGGGTGACCTGGACGTACCCGTTCGCCCGGAGGCAAGTATTCAGGATCTGACCAGTCGAGATACGGCGAACCCTACCGAGATCACTGACCTCGACATCATCGATGATGCTGTCCCTAAATGTCTCAGTAGGAGCCGATTCGGCAGTTCTGTGGGATTCCACTCTCCCTCTCTCCTTTCACTCCGTCGACCATGTGAATATAGTACTCGACTGGCATGTACTCCTTGCCGTCCTCCTCGATGATGGGCTTATACTTCGGTCCGTCCTCCTTATCACCCTTGGGCGGAAAGTAAGGGTACTCGTCACTGAGATACAAGTTGTCCAGGGCGCAGTTCCAGACGTTGCCGTCTTTGTGGCAGAGATAATGCGAGTTGACCTTCTCTCCCATGAACGTCTCCCAGACCGTGAATGCAACCGGGAAGGTTCGGCTCTCCCCGTCGACACGGACCGAGAACATGAGGTTGGTCCTGCTCGGAGGCATCATGGGCTTGATCCGATGCAGGGTAGTCATGTTGATCAATTCGCCGCCCTTACTGATGGCAAAGCCCGGCCAGCGATCCAGAGGCGTGAACTCCTCGTTCAGGTCCTTCAGATATAGGTTCTCCAAGGAGCAGTTCCATGGGTCGTCGTCCTTGTGGCACACCTCGTGCATGAACGGGATCTCGCCGTGGAAATGGGTCCAGATGATCTTGCTGAGGAGCTGAACCCGGTAGCGATGCCCTTTGTAAAAACGGATCTGCGGAAGACCGTACCGGGAAGTCCGGATAGGTATAAGCTTGCCTGAGCGCTTCCCGTAGACAGTTCCGTCCTCTCGGATATCGTAGATGTTCGGGTCGGGCATCGGGTCAGCGGTTGCCATTAGTAGCCTCCTCCACGAGACGGTATGCAGAAACCATGTCGTCGGCCACTCCAAGGAGCCCCTCCTTGTGCCAGGCGATCCAGTGTTCGCCATCCCGTTCCATAGTATATGCTTTCATGCCCAGTCCTCCTTGACAACTACGGTATCCTCAGTCCACTCCTCGCAGATAAATTGGTCGATGGGGAGATATGTGAGGGTGTCATCCAGCTCGACGATGACCAGAGCGGCCCGGGGATCCTCGTCTCCGATGTCGCCGTTACAACATAAATCTTTGATCTTTCGCTGAGCAACTTTACCATCGAGCGTCTTTAAAACCAGCTTCATCGATGCCTCCTACACGTGTACAATACAGAAAAAATGAGAATCAGTTCTTGTAGCGAGCGGTGATTACTTGTTTTTCGTCGTTGACCTCGAACTCGCGGATGTATCCCGAGAGACGAACCCGGTGGCCATCGTCTTTCAAAATCTCGAGGCTACCGTCTTCTGTCCAACGTATCTTTCCTCTGACACTCCAGTTCTCGATGTAATCTACGTTGGATTTGACATTGATAGTCCACTTGTCAGGTTCCTCCTCAACGGGAGGGAGTTCCCAGATAATCAGAGAGTCGTCTCCGACGACGTCGAATGTGCAGTCATCGGTACTGGCCTGGACCTCATGGACACCAAGTTCGTTATTGGTATCGACCTGTACGATCCACTCGGTGAACCTGGGCTTGTCGACTTTGGCGGTGGCGACGATGTCGAAGTCGTAGCTACGGCCCTCGTGTGTGTGGAAATGAAGCTTCTTGAGCATGCGTTCGTTCCTTCTAGTGAGTATGGGGGCCCCAGGTCTCCCCAGGGCCCCCGTGGATATGGATGTCAGTGTAGGATCGGCTCGTAGAGACCCCAGAGTTGTCCCTCAGTCATGAGGTCGAACTTGTTGTCGCTACGACGAATAATCCACTTGCCGATGGCTCCTGTGTGAAGGTGGGCCTTGATCTCCTCGTCGCTGGCGGCCCAGTTGCGGACCAGACGGAGATTGTCATCCGTGATCTTGACCGCCTCGCAGACGCTACGGCGAGGGTTGAAGAGCTTGACCTCGAGCGGCATCAGAACGGAACCTCCTCGGTGTCGGCGTCCTCGGCGTACATAGCCTCAAGCTCGTCCTCCACGATAGTGAAGAAGCCCTTGTCAAGATATGCCGAGCAGAACTCCACTCCAGCTTGAGTACGGCCGTGGTAGGGGCGGAGGGCAATATCGGCCCGCTCTAGGTCTGCGAAATCGAGGGCGCCGACTGTCTGCTCGTTCAGGAGCGTACGAGTACGTCCGATGATCGAGACGATCTTGGGCGGACGGCCTCCGAAGTTGACCTTCACCTTGATATAGGGAAGGGGCTCCTCCGTGTCGTCCCGAGGCTTCAGGGTCTTGATGTTGAACCCTTCGGTCCGGAAGTCGTCGACGGCGTCGTCGGGGAGGATGACGCAGAAAGTGCGAGCCGTGTTCCCGAATCGGTCCTTCTCGCCAGCGAAGTTGCGGAAGAGGAGTCGGGCGTTCTTGATAGTGTAAGTGTTGACGGCCATGTCGTGTTCCTTTCTATCGAGAAACCTAGAACCCGGGTTGGGTTCTAGATGTGAGTGTGTTCAGTTGGTCTTGAATGTGTCGCTGATGTTCTTGGCCATGGCGAGCATGTCCTCTTTGGTTGCTGAGAGGTGGTGCTGGTCGCAGTAGTCACGTGTCGCGTAGTAGGCGAACGTAGCTATGGCGAAGCCAACACCCATCTCAGCAAGGTTGGTGAGGACGTACTGGCGGGCGAGGGAGGGGCAGGACATGGCAGTACCTTTCTGGTGGGGGTCTCATTATATGCCCTGCCCGTCTCGCGATTCATACTGTTAGGAAGGTATCGACGTCCGTATACTTCTGAATTTGCCCTCGGGCAGCGTCCACGAGTTCCCTTCCATATTGATTGTCCAGCTTAGCTCGCCAGTCGTCTCCGGCGTCTTCGTAATCAAGCCAGAGATACCCCTTGCAACCGCCGACATCGCCGTACGAAATAATCTCATTACCCTCGCTGTCCACTCGATGATTCTCTCGTACAAGTCGCCCTGCCCCAGGAGTTCCTGGGACAACCGGAACGAAGCTTCCGACGCGGCCGATGAACTTACGATCGTTCTCATCGAATTCAAGCAGCATTCGTGTAGTAACCGATCGTGTCTGGGCGACATCTTCGAGAGCCAGAGGATCTCCGGTGAAGAGAGTCTTGTAGACAACGGGTTCTTGGAACTGCTTGCCAGTTGCGTGCCAACCGTCTTTGTCGTGTGCGATATAGACGGCGTCGTTGACGAGCAGCATACGATCGTAGGTTGCTTCGTGCTCGAATGTGTAGCCGTACTTCTTGCCAAACTCGAAGACCTCCGAAATGATGCGATCGTCGGCGTTCGGGATTTTGATCGAGTCGGTCTTGATGTGGGCAACGGTGTATCCTTTCTCCTGAACGAAATGCTTCAGGTCGACCATGAACAAAGCGCCGCGCTTGGCGACGATGTTGTCCACGTTCCGGGGGTCTCGGAGTGGGTTGTCGAATTTGGCGGCGGTGAGTCCGTACGTCGAATTCAGTGCGATCTTCAGCGCGTAGGCCAGAGCGTCGAGGTTAGAGTCGTCGTCCAGATATGGAGCCAGCGCCCCATTCAGGATCTTACGAGCCTCGTCGAGTTCCTTGTGCTTGATCAAGATACGAGCCTTCTTGAGCTCGCTGTACCTCTTGGTGTACGGACCGAACAGCTGGAGATTCTCGATCGATGTAGGATGCATCGACGCAATATCCAGCAAGGCCACGTTCTCGTGGTAGCCAGGCTCAGCGTAGACGTAGCCGCCCTCACCGACCTCTTCACCACGATATGTCGACTTGCCGTACTCGTACCTGTAGCCGGGGAATGTCTCCGACAGGTCTGTGTACTGCAAGTACTTCTGAGTGTCTCGCTGACCCTGGAATATGATCTGGGTGGTCAGCTTGTTGGTGCTGGAGTTGACAGGGAGACCTGCGATAGCAGCAAGGATCTGACGGGCCTCCCAGTCCGCCTCCAGATGGTCCCATACCTTCTCGGTGGCGATGACGTCGTTGTCGCAATATGCGGCGACCTCTTCCCACATCTCCTCCGGCACCGGCTCGTCCCAGGGAAGACCAAGCTCCTTGTGGTGGATACCCAGCTCGATCTCCCACTTCTTGAGGGACTGCTTCTTGGCGGCGAAGTCGTAGATATCGGTGTAGGACAGGTTGTAGGCCTCTCGGAATCCCTCCTTGATGAGGTTGTTGATAATCTTACGAGAGAGGTGATAGAGCTGGATGTTCGAGTAGCCCAGGATACGACCGTAGAGGATATGGTTGTCGTACCGGCGGTTGTTGAACCCGACGAGCTTCTTCTCTATAAGATCAGAAATCTCGTTCGGAGTCGGATTGATCATCCTCTGGATCTTGTTTGCGCCACGGACCTTCCAGTTCACAAGGAACAGGTTCGGGAATACCTCGACGTCATAAATAATCGGGGTATCGTCGTCCGGCTCCTCATAGGTCTCCTCATGGTCGCTCTCCGAGGAGAACGGCATCTCCTGCACTAACTTGATGCAGTAGTCGGCCTGATGAGTGGACTTCATGGCGAACGTGAGGACCTTCTGCCTCATGTCCGACACGTCATAGTCCATCCCAGACTCCTTGGCGTCCGTCAGCACCTTCATGATGAAATCGATGCTGGGCTTCGTCCCTGGGTGGAATTCCTTCCTCAGGTTCCGCTCTATGAGCTTCCGGATGGACTTCTCGTTCTGCATGACCTCCTGACGAATCAAGGGTTTCTCCTTGACGGGAAGATATCCGTCCTCAACCGTGGTAAGGCCCTGGTGGGCGGTGCACTCGGTGAGGCGTCGACGGAGGGCGGATTTGCCTGAGTAGACCTTGCACTCGACTCCGGGCCGCACCAGCCGTGAAAGTACGGAAGGATCCCCCGAATATCGATAGTGGATGTGGATTCCACCCCCCGATCGGCTGAGTTCAGCATAGGAGGGAACCCACCTGCGAGCCTCTTCCAGACACTTGTCTCTGTCCTTGTCGAGGTCGATGTCGATGACGACGTCTTGCTCGGGTACGAGGACATAATGCTCCTTTCTAGTGTCCAAGTCCTTCAATGTCGTCGTTACGTCGTTCCAACGTTTCGCTGGGAGGCCGTTTTCGTTGGCGTACTGTGCCGGACGGTCCTTGTAGAGCTCGTCGAGATATGACGGTTGCTCTTTCATCTCAGTCCAGTCCGAAATCGGGCTCTCCTTCTTCTCCCCCTGGGAAAATTTGGATTTTAACAACCCCTTATACACCTTACGCCGGCTGGTTCCATCGACCATGATTCGATCGTGGAACTCCTCGAAGTAATCCCGGATCTCGTCCTTGAACTTATACATAGGGTACATAGCTCCGTCCGAATATGTCTGGGAGTACTCCTTGTACATCTCGTAGATGCGTTTGAGAGAGACGCCATCCTCATCGTCCAACTCGTCCTGATAGAAATCGAGGAAGTTGAAGATAGGATTGGTCTTACTCATCATTCCGATGGGCTTGTAATCGTCGTAATACGACGGACCCTTGGACTTGTAGAGTTCCATGCAGTGTTTGACGATGGACCCTCGCTCGTCCTCGAGTTGAGACATGATCTTTTTGTACCGACGAATATCGAGCTTTCGACCGGAAGGTTCTACGTCGATGAGGCGCCTCGTCAGTCCGCTCTTCGAGTCGGTTATAAGGACGGGCAGGTTGGTACCCACGAACAGCATCGCCTCGGACTTGAATGTATATAGGGATTTCCCCTTTTCATTCATGACCATAGGTTCGTGAGACACGAGACTGTTAAGGCGGCTGTTGTCCTTGATTCGGGCGAGGTTTCCGTCGTGCTGAATAGCTACTCGAGGGTTCGACTTGAACGGCTCGAGGGCGAATTGGTCGCTGGGGCGCCCAAGGGCTGCCGCATCGAACTGCGCGATATGACCATCCAATAGTCTCGAGATGAGATTCAGGACGGTTGACTTACCGGATCCAGCAGATCCGTAGAGCACGAAGAATTTCTGGATCCAGGTAGAGTCTCCCGTGAATATGGATCCGATGGCCCACTCGAGTTTCTCCCTCTCGTCCGGATCATAGAGGGTGCTCATGAGCTCCTCGTAGGCAGGGCACGGATCGTCACTTAGAGAATATGAGAGTGTTCTGGTTGCGTAGTCCTCCCTCCTAGGAGTCTGATTAGCGAACAGTATCATGCTATCAAGGGGCTGATGGACGTCGGGAAGTTTAGACATCCACGCCTTGTAATCGGCATATGTCTTGGAGTCGTAGTCCCCCAGATACCGCGGCCAGACGGACCCGTCGACTCTCTTCGAGGCCTCTTGGAATCGACGGGTGACGTCGGCGTCCACGATACACGTCAGGTCGTACTCGTCAGTACTCCAGAAATGCGTCTCGGGGTTATACACGGCGTAGAAGGACTTCCCACGAACCATGAGATCCTTGAATCGGTGCACACGCCAGGCCGGCCGTACCTCGGTGGTGCCCGACTTCAGGGCTCGCTCCTTGATCTCGTAGAAATCCATTTGACTCCTTATATGTCGTAGTTCTCCGCGAGGTAGAGTTGCATTTGATACCAGAGCTCAAGGCGGTTCTGGTTCGGGAACTCCCCCGACTCGTAGAACTCGGGAATGGACTTGAGAGGGAATATGCCCCCACGTCCGTGGGAATCGTACTGACGACTCATCCATCGGTCGATAGCCTTCTCGACCTTTTGATCGAGTTTATCGTCCAGCATGACGTCGCAGTCCATGAAGTCGATTCCGAGGTTGTTGATCATCTCCCAGAAATAAGGAGCGGGGCCCTCGTCATCGTCCAGCTCAAACGCCATACGATCGGCCAGTCCGAGGAGAACCTCGAGAACGCTGGCTGGGCGTCTGAGAAATGCCGGTGGGAGCTCCCCGCCGTAGCGGTTCCGCCACTCACGACCATCCATGTCCCGATTGCGGTCCATCATGGCAGAGTAGCGGAACTCGGTACGGTAGAGCTTCATCAGGAGAAAGTAGCTGCCGAGCATGTTCGACAGCTGACTTTCGTCCTCACCCAAGAATGAGACTAGGAAGTCGAAGTATTCGTCTTCCATCAGTGGGATCCTGAGTACGAGTCCTTAACGATCTCTAGGCGAATATCGTAGGAGAGGTTGAAGTTGCGGATCCACATGGTCGTAACAGGATCCGGCCCGAGTAAGAGAGGGACGTCTCCGAGCCATTCGTCCTTGTTGTCGATCGTGATCATGTCCGAGTCACACAAGATCCCGTCGTCGACGAAATACATCAAGTCGACGCGTTCGAATCTGAATGCGCCCTCGTCGTACTCCTGCTCGGAGATGGCACGGATAGTATCGCCCTCCGCGGCCTCCTCGTCTTCGTCCTCTTCCTCGAAATCCTCTCCCATAATCTCGGAGAGGTCGTCCTCCATGGTGATATTGTGATACTCGTCGTTGACGATCTCCTCGTACTCGTCCATCGTCGGCTCCTTCACTTCCTCCTCCGGCTCGACCGGAGTTTCTACAGCCTTCTCCTCAGGCTCCTTCTTCTCGCTCTTCAAGTCCTGCACGGCAAGAAATCCTGCCGTGAGACCGACGACGAGCGCCGGTAGTAGGTTCATTAGCGTCCCTTTCGTTTAGTTGCTCGACCGATGGCGAAACCGAGCAGGATCAGAAATGCTACCTTCATCGAATTGCCACCCTGTCAATCTGGTCGTAGATAACGCCGTCGACGTTGAAGTCGAGGACGAACTTGGTGACCTCACGTCCGAGGACAGGGTCGTAGTCGCGGTAGTTGAATACCTCGAAGTTGCCGAACTCGACGATGCCGTCGCCGTCCTCGTTGTCGTAGACCCAGCCCACCACAGAGCCGGCAGAGGTCGGAGGAAGGCCCAGGCCCTTGTACACATCATTCAGGAGCAGATATCCACGAGTCCGCAGGATGTCGTTGGCGTAGTTCTCCTGAGCATGGAGGATCATGAGACTGTAGTCCTCGTTCCCCTCCCAGGCTTTCGCGTTCTGGTCGAACACGACAGCATATGGCGAGACGCCGAGCTCACGCATGAACTCCTCAGGCTTGAGCTGGAACTCACGCCCCGTCTCGTTGTAGTAGTCCATCTTCGCCTTGTCAAGGGCGTTGGCGTCAGCCTCGGCGAGAATACGCTCGGTCTCCTCCTTACCGAAGCCCTCCTCGATGCGGTCCTTGTAGTTGCGGAAGGACTCCTCGAGACCGGCGTAGGCCATGGACAGACCAGCAATCCGGTGTGCAGAAATCCGGTGTGCCAGGATCAGGGAAATGGCGGAGGCCGTACCCAGGCTCAGCGGCAGGGCGTAGTGCTTGACAAGGTGCTTCGTCAGGTTGCCCCAGGCACGGGCCTTGGCGATCTGAATCTCGCGCTTGTCGAACTTCTCCTCGTCCTCAGCCGCCTTGACGGTTGACAGTTCGTTCAGGTCCTCCCAGGTAACCTCGCCGACGCTTAGCGTCTGCTTGGCTGTGAGGACTGCGGTTGCGGTGAAGCCGGCGATCCCAAGCCCCGTCAAGATGGCCGGGGCGTGCTTAGAGACGATGAGAGCGCCCTTACCGGTGAGGCGAGAAATAACAGTAAGGCTCATGATGCGAAGTACTTCCTCTCGTTAAGGCTCTTGTAGACTGCGATTACCTGACCGTCGCTCATGCGGTCAACTTTGGCGACCCACGCCGCCGATCCTCCATACGCTTGGCGCAGCTTAGCGCGCATCTGCTCGACTCTCATTTGTTGTTCCTTATGTCGTTCACGATCGCTGCGATAAGAATGGCGTTGATGACCAACAGGCCTGCGAATATGACCCAGACCGGCAGGGATCCTAGGCCGGCGAGGATGAGTAGAAGAATGAAAACAGTAAGAAAGATAGATGTTAGACCGTAGACTGTTGTCATCTCTTCGTCGTTCATCGGACGTCCTCCGGTTTCGGTAGATCGAGAATGTATCCATTGCGGGAACGGACAGCGCGTCCGCTTCGGAGATCCCGCCATCCCCAGTTCTCATCGGTGTACGACTGGGAAATGCCGGCCATGCCGTACAGGTCTCCCACGGTCGCCACGTCGTACTGGTCGCAGATGCTGATCAGGTGATTCAGGACATCCTCGGCCTCACTACGGGTTGCGAATATGATGGACTCGAGGTTGTGCTCCCGACGGTCCCTCTGAGTGTACGTCCGCTCGGTTGGAGTCTCACGACGCCCGTAAGTCCGATTAGAATATGAGGTGTAGGTCTTGTTGCTGCGAGACCGCTGAGGACCGCCGTCGCCTCCGAAGAGCAGACGGTCGATCCCGGATGTGAAGATATCGCTCACGGCGTTCTTGACGCTTGGCAGGGCAATATCCCAGAGAAGGTAGTTGGCCACCTCCTTGATGTCCTCGGCGAAGAACGCCTGAAGCGCCTGCTTGCCGAGACTGCCCTTGTCAATACGCGCCGGAGTCTTGACGACCCTTTCGACGGCAGGCTTGGTTTTCCGTGAGTTGGAGGGGAAATCCCCACGCACGGGTACGTTATCGGTCATGTTCGCTCCTTCTGATATGCGGGGCCCCAGGTCTCCCCAGGGCCCCGCTAGGTTGTCTCAGGCCTCGATCTGGTTGAATACGTCCGGCCGCTCCTTCTTGGCCTGCTCGATGAGTGCCTTGGGCATGACGCCGTTGAAGAACTTGATGCTCTTCTTCTCGTCCTCCAGCAGGCTCAGCACGAACTCGTCGTAGAAGATGCTGTCCTTGAACTTGGCGAGGATCTCCGGCGACTTCTGGAATCGCTTACCGTCGGACGACCGCTCGCCGTAGGCCTTGTCGACGATGGTGCGGAAATAGTCGAACAGTTTGAACTTGTCCTTCTTGGTCCAGTCCTCGGGCTTGCGAGACATGAATGCCTGCAGCGTGTCGGTGAAGCCGTCGGGCTCCGACTGTTGAAGGTCGATCAGGTCCACCTTGTTCATGTGGAACCAGAGGGTCTCGGTGACCGTGTCGCCGTCGAAGGTCTCGGCGCTGACGTTCATCTTGATCATGGATATGCCTTTCAGTCCATCGAGTTGAGAGTAGTGGCTGCGAGCGACTTAGTCTGCTTGACAATATGATCCCACGAGGTCTTCTCGTCGAACTTGTCGCTCTTCTGGATGACGCGCTTGACTGTCTTGCCGTTCTCGGTGAGGGTAACCACCACGGCCGCCTGAAGCTCCATCGTTCGTTCCTTTCTGAAAATGAGAAACCTAGAACCCGAGTTGGGTTCTAGGGTGAGTAGGATCAGTCGTTGGTCTCTTCGACGAGCTCAGCGTCCACGACTTCGGCGTCCGATTCGATGGCGGCGGGAGCCTCGTCATCGCTGTCGCTGGAGGAAGCAAGGGCCTTCACCAGGACGAGCGCAGCGAAACCGGCTGCGGCGGGCAGCACGTAACGCGCACTCTTCTTGGCGACGGCACCGAGCTTGGTCCAGTTGACGGCGACGATGGGGGTCTCGTCTTCAACGGTCTCGGAGTGCTCGATGACGGTGGGAGCGGTGTTCTCGGACATGAGAGTTCCTTTCGAGTTGATGGGGTCTCATTATAGTGCGTGCAGAATTTGCGAAAGCCTATGTCCTTTGTTAGAGGACATAGGGGTCTAGTTGTTCTGAGGTGTCTGGAGGGAGTCGATGGTCTCAGCAAGGGTCTCGGCGTACTGTCGTCCGGCCTTGTCACCGACATATGTGCCAAGGACACTACTACCGAGGCCGTAGATGGCGGTCAATACCACTCCGGCTGGGGGGCAGAGAGCGCCGACAACGGCACCGGCGGTGATGCTGGCGGATGTCGAGGCGACGAGGGATACGACCTTGTATCCGGTGGTCTCTTTGAAACTCATGGTCATTCCTTTCTAGATGGGTCTCGTTATAGGCAGTGCTCCTTTCACGAAAGCTTGAACCACTTCTCAGTGGGCTCGACGACGAAATCGACCACCACGACGGCCTTCCCGTCATCCGAGACCTGGGCGCCGTAGTGTACCTCGATCTGCCTCTGCTCATTCCATCCGAGCTGGTCGCCCAAGGAAATGCCCTCGAGGCCGATTCCGGCGTAGAATTCGTTGAGGCTGACGCACATTTCACGGAGGAGGGTGTAGTTCAGTTCGTTGACTACCCTGTCGATCTTGTTGACGGTGGACTTGAAATAACGGCCGCTGTAGGCGTCGTAGAACAGAACGTCGCCCTCACCACAAACCACAGCTGCGTCACGAGGATATGGATCCATCTTGGACGCGGCATTCTGTGAGATCGTCTTCTCCTCGGGACCGAGGCGGTCCTGGACGGAGGCGCGATAACGGTCGTACACCTGGCGTGTGCCCTCGTAGGCAAGGAGCAGGGACGACTCACGTTTGACCGAGATGCTGTGAGCTCCGATGACACAAGCGCCTGTGGCCAATATGGCGATGGCCGGAGGAGCGTAGATCTTTGCGTAGATCTTGATTCTCTGCTCCTTGGTGAGGCGCTTGAAGTCGTCGATATCCCACTCCTGCATCTGGCGGTCCGCATGGACGCTCAGAGCGACCGATGCTCCGAGCCCCAGCAGCGCCAGTCCGGTGAGGATATGATGCGAATTGCGTACGACGAAGTCCTGGGCAGCCTTAACGAATGCGAGGTTCACTTACTCTCCTTCTCGATCTTGCTGAGCTCTACTCGCCAGGTCTCAACGGCGACGGGATCCCTGAGGGCATTGCGGAGCATCTGCTTGGCGACTTCGGGGGCTACGTCAGCGGGGACCGTGAGTGTGACCTTCTGTGTATTAGCGATGGGATCTGGCTCGTGGAATTCCAACTCGATGTCGTCGGGGTTCATATGCGTTCCTTTCAATCGAGAAACCTAGAACCCGAGTTGGGTTCTAGGAGTGAGGTGGTCAGTTGGCGGGAGCGTTCTGCTCCGCGGCCTTCTTGTTGAGTAACTCGCGGAACTTCGCCTCCAGCTTCTTGTCGGCGTAGTGCTGGAGAGCGAAGGAAGCGGCGAGGATGGCAACGGCGAGGGCGACGCGGTTCATGATGGTTCCTTTCAGATGGGGGTCTCATTATGGGCCATGCAGAATCCGCGAAAACCTATGCCCTCTGTTAGAGGGCACGGGCGTTAGAGACTGTGGTCGATGTGGGTAGGGGTGGTGAAATCCTGCTTCGAGATCTTGTAGCGGGAGAGCACCCACTTGACGATGGCGTAGATTCCAACGCAGTAGATGACAGACTTGACAAGGTTCTCGACGAGGCGGGAGATCAGCATGATCGGTCCTTTCGGTCTATAGGTCTCATTATATGCCCTGCTGATTCTGCGAAAACCTAGAACCCGTGAAGGTTCTAGGCGTGAGAGTCACTTCTTGGTAGAGTTCTGTCGGAAGATCTTCTCGATCTCGGCCCAATCTTCTTCAAGATACTTCTCTACATTGTCGGTCTCCTGGGCGGACGGAGTCGAGGTAGCCTTAAGGAGATGCCGCTGGTGGCGGACGGTCTTCTTGAGCTCCTTGATCTGCTGCGCCTGGGAGTAGACGGTGTACAGAAACATGACGAAGGAGATGAAACCGAATGCGATGAAGATGTTGGACATGACGGATTCCTTTCGCGAGGGGTCTCGTTATATGCCTTGCAAAATCCGCGTTCCAATTTTCCCACCCGGGAATTTTTGGATTTCGAAAATCAGAACGTTTGCGAAAAACCTAGAACCCTTGCGGGGTCCTAGGTCTTTCGTGTCTCAGATGCGGATCTTGGCGACGAATCCGAGTGCCTTGGAGGCGACGGGGAAGATCTGCTCAGCCTTCACGATGGCGAGGATTCCGAGGATGGAGCCAGCGGCGCCCACCACAGCATCGGGGCTGGGGCAGAAACGACGGTGTTTTGCGTCTTGAATCTGCTCAAGCTCCTTGATGCTGCGGAGAGCTTCGCGATAGGCTTCACTGTCGGGGTCCATGCCATCGATGAAAGCGTAAGCCTCTTCGAGTGCCTTCTTGGTGTTCGGCTTGTTGTCGGACATGGTATTCCTTTCAAATGAGGGGTATCATTATAGACCATGTCGATCCCGCGGATCGTCAGACCTCGGAGACCTTCAGAGTGGCCGTGTCCTTCTTGGTCATGTCCTGAGCGGGGGTCTCCAGAGCGGCGTAGACCTCCTGGTTCTTGTGGTCCACATGGAGTACGCCGTCAACCTCGGGCTCATAGTTCTTGGCTGCAAGACCGAGCAGAGCGCCCAGGAAAGTGTCGAGAGCGGTGATGGTACCCACAACCGCCTCAGTGTGAGGGAAACCCCACAAACCCGCCAGGGCGAGATACAGGGTGGCGAGGGCAGGAAGCAGGATCTGAGCAATCCACTTCAGAGTGTTGTAGGTCTGATTCGACAGCGACATAGCGCTTGTCCTTTCTTCTGGTGTCAGGAAAATGGATCGGAAGCCGGTTCACGGCGTCCATTACCTTTTCGGCAGTCCCGTTTCCGCCGAAAGTGTGGTAGGGCTGATACAGATACTTCTGTAAGTCCTCAAACTCATCGATGGTGATGTAACCACGGGACAGATATGCGGTTCCCATAGCCACGATCTGGTTGTGCGCTAGACCCAACATTAGTTGCGTCTTGGCATCATGCCTTTCCGCACGTTTCTGGAGATACGCCCAGAGACCAGTACTGGTGAGAACGGAGCCGAATATGGTGATCACCAGCTCCACAGTATGAGACATTTAGCCTCCGATAGAAACGATTGGGCGCACCCCGTACTTCTCAGTCCACTGGGCCCAAGTGACTCGACGCTGGTCGCCGTAGTACAGGCCGAAGTAGTCCTTGGAAATCTGATCCCGGAGCCAGAAGGACTCTCCCGGGGTCGGAATCGGGTTGCCGACACGGAAATACGAGAACTGACGAGAGATCGGACCGATGGTGTGAGTGTCGCCGTTGATACGGTTGTGCACAAGATATGAGCCGAACATCTCGAACTCAGACGGAATGGTGAGTTGCGGATACTCCCAGGTCCAGTCCTTCTCCGTGCGCTCCCAGGCGTTTCCGGTATTCTCGTAACCGTGCGGCTCCATAACAGGGAACGTTCGGAAGTCCGACATGGCGAAGACCTGGGTAAGCGTGGAGAAGCGCACCATGCCGTTGGAATAGTCTCGTCGCATCTTGGAGCCGTTCCAGCCGTATTCGCACCATCCAGACTCGCCGATATTGTCGATCCCGAGGTTCCGATCGCTCATGACCGTGATTCGGTGCTGATTCTCGCCGTTCGGGTAGTCCAGCCATCTGTCGAAGTCAACAATGATCCACTTGCAGGAATTATCGTTGTACTGCCAGTAGTCCCCCAGCCACAAGCCGTCGAACGTCCCGTTTCGAATGGCAGCCTTCTGGGCAGGTGTCATGACCCGGCCCAGGTTGTTGCCGCGAGTAATGACTCGCTTGAGATTCGGGTCGTTGTTGAAGGCGTTGAGGAAATCGTTCTTGTTGTTCAGAGTGATCTGCTTGGGCTGCATGACGCTCTGAGCCCACTGAGCATACTGAGCGCCAACCCTACCGCGACAGTCCGTGACTTCAAAGTCGGCATTCGTCTTGGCTCCCCTGGGAACCCGAATATAGGCGATGATGACCTCGAAGGTATCATTCGTCTGGGTAGGCTGAGGAACACCGCCCCCTGAAGTTCCCTGAATAACACGGGTACCAGCGGAACGAACGCTAGGTGTCTTGTCGACCCTGAGGGTTATGGCATCGTAACGATCGCCGTCCGTAGCGCCCTCGGTGAGCGCGTAGACCTTGTTTGCGTCGTTCTCAGTCCAGTGCCCCTTGAACCAGGCGCGGCCGGACTGGACGATAATCTCTCGTCCGGAGCCCTTGGCCACCTGGTAGCCTCGACCCCAGTTCTGGAATATACCGTCCGAGATGACTCCGTCGAACATGCGGCCGAAGTCGTCAGCGGAGTACTTCCGGTCCCCATTGATGGAGACGAAAAATCCTGATTTCTCTGTCATGTGATGTTCAACCCCGGTTTCGACTTCTGAATATCGGACAAGGACTCGAACGTCGGATAGAAGACGTCCCCCTCCGAGTCCGAGGAGGTGCGGATGTACTCGGTTACCCGAGCGATGTCCTGCTGCCCAAACTCGTTCTGGATCTGCACGAAATCGCCCAGGAAGAAGTCCTCGTTATAAGTATACATGGACTGTTGGGCAGCCTCACCCGAGAACATCTCAATGGGCATGTGACGCCACAGTTCGGTATTGCACTGCTCGTGGATTTGGCGATGGATGGATTTCGGGTCGTTAGGGAGAACGCCCTTACCCCCCAAGGAATCCTGCATCATGCCGTTAGTATGCTCGACAGATGGTGACTTGAAATATCCCTCGCGCAAACCAAGTCCGGGTGTTCCCACCGTTACGGAGTTGTTCTGCATGGCGTTATTAGAAGCACTACCGCCAAGATACTCCGCGTCGAGAGTTAGCTGTGTGGGGATTTCGAACTTTACCGCTCCCGAGAATATTTTGGTCCGCGTACCGACTTTGGATTTGAAGTAGGTGGCCTTGGATAGGTTGTCATACTTCGGAGAGAATACTACCGGTGGCCGTTCGCCCTGGTTGAATGTTCGGTTTACGCCGTTGTAGGTGTATCCGTACCAATAGTATGGATCCTCCCCGTCGTACTCAATAGCCCAGCCGGACATAGTCAGATCCGTCAGCTCTTGGACTACCTTGTACCAGGAACCTTCCATACTGTAGGGATCCTTATCGTAATCCGGATAGGCCGACCAACCGGACGCATTTCGTATCCTCATATCGCGGACGGGTCCGTCGCTACTGACTTTGATGTTGCCGATGTCCAACGATGAAACGGGTCGCCCTCGCCGAATCCCCTCTGGCAGCTCGTCGACCGAGTACCACCCGAAGCCTTTTACATGGCGTTCATGTGACGTATCAAGGGAGTCTCGCTGTTTGAAGAGCAGATTGCTGTAGTGTTTGACCACATCCTTGACCTTACCCCGGGTTCGCTCCTCCTTACAGAGGAGGGTGCCCTCCCAAATCGGATAAGGGTGCATGACCCGTCGGTCTAATATAGACTCGAGACTGCGACCGCTGACCGTTAACAGCGACTGCTTGCTATACTCGGTATTAAGCTCGATCTGCTCGATAATCATGAGCTTGTTCGTGCCCTTGGTGTATAGGTAGTAGTCGAGTTGATAGATCTGCAGGTTCTCCAGGGTTCCAGGAACCGTTAGCTTAAAATCGCCAAACCCGTGAAACCTCTCCGTCCAGATGATGGACTTGTAGTCCTCGCAAATATGCTGGAGAATCATGGATTCATCGAGAACCGCGAGATACATGTCACACCCCCTGAAAGAGAACGTCGGTTGAGAAATACACGTCCGTGAGATTCGGATCATTCATGGCGATCTGGAACTCGTTTACTCCTGGTCTTAGCTTGAGCCAGTCCGAGTTACGGTCCAGTGCCGCTATGAACTTATCCTTGCGCCCACCTCGGTTCCGGATAATGGACTTGCGCCCTGTCCTGGAGTTGACCGTGACGATGTCGCCACCCACGATGGGATCGACCTTGTAGTACGTCTTGTCGAGAAATGCCCCGGTGAGCTTGAACTGGTCTCCGGAGAACGTCTCGGTCACCGTGATTGGAAGCTTGGCCCCCGGGCGGAAAGTGAAGACCATGGTGAACCCGGTCTCCACATCACCCTCGTAATCGATCGTAGCGGACAATAAACCACGGTCCTTGCTGAACTCCAGCGACGGAGACGGCTGGTCCATGAAGTCGAACTCGAAAGAGGGTATCTCCCTGGACCATTCAAGGTTCTTATCGATACTAGTGTCCGCGTCATGCCAGTAAGCATCTGGGCATAGGATGGAGATGTTGATCTCCTGCTCCTTCGAGAATATGTCCGCCTCAACCGTCTCGACGTACCCCTCGGTCTTGACCCTGCGCTTGTCCGTGTTGATATACACCGTCATGAGCTGCTTGATCTGGAACCAGGAGTATATGCGCTGCCTGCTGGTCTCGATGTCGGGCATGGGCAACGGCGCGAGTTTGATCTTGAGGTTCCTCATTCCCGCCCTCGCGCCGTTGAATATGGCCACATCCGTTAGAGCCAGTTCAGTCGTGTTGATCGAGGCCTTCGTAGCCGACAGGCCATCAACGGATTTGACAGCCACGCCAATCCCCCAAGGATCCCTCAGAGGAAGAACGACACGTTGCTGTCGGTACGTAAGAAACTCGATTGACTCAATCATAGCTCGTACATGGCTCCCTTCACCTGCTCGATCTGGTTACGAGTCTGGCGGTAGATCTCCGCCTCGGACAGCGCCTTCGGCGAGTTGTTGTACTGGTTGAACACGAGACTTGTGCTCTGGTTGTACGCCTCGCTGGCGGCGGTGTCATTCGACTTCGTAGGAGTGCTAGTGACGACTCGTCCAGCAAGCTGAGCGGTTGCCGTCGACGTGAGAGTGCTGGCGATCTCCTCCTGTGGGAGGATTTCATTGAGACGACCTGCCTCCTCTTCGACCTGCGAGAGGTCCAGAACCGGCTTGATCGTCGGATCGGCATTCTCTCCGAACGCGTTGTTCCAAATATCCTTCGTGTTACCGAAGCCCTTGGACAGCGCGTCGACGGTGTCAGTGGCCATGGTGGTTGCCGCCGCGATGCCCTGCTCGGTGTTATCAGTGATACCGTTAGCGAGACCCTGCATCAGGAAATCACCGATCTCGTACATCACCCTCGAAGGAGAATGAATGCCGAACGCCGCTTTGACCTTCGAAACAACGGTGCTACCCATGCTCGTGACCGCACTGGCGATGGAGGAGAGCTTTTCGGTGATCGCATTCTTGAGGCCGTTGACCAGCTGAATACCAGCGTTCTTCATCTGCGCAACGCCCGTGGATACGAGAGTCCTGATGCCGGTGCTGATACCCCTTGTGATGGCACTGATGAGTCGAACGCCCGCCTGAGCCATAGCCTCGGAGTTGTTCTCGATCGCATCAGCAAGTCCGTTGATGAACTTGATGACAGTCTTGGCCGCTGCATCGGTGATTCGCGGCATCTCGTCACCGAGACTGGTGATGAATGCCACGATACAGTCCGTAGCCTTCGTCCCGATCTCGGGGATCTTCTGACTCAGACCATCCAAGAATGATATAAGTACGTCCGACCCCCTCTGGACCAACTGCGGCATGTTATCAATGAGAGCCTGCGACAAGGTCAGGATCAAGAATATGGCGCAGTCGATCAGAGCCTGGGCGTTGTCGTATATGACCTGGATGATCGCCAGGAGGATCGTGGTCATGAGCTGAACGAACGTCGGGATAGACTCAATCATAGCCTGAGCGCCAGACGTCAGGATAAGCTTGAGGTACTCGACAATAGTGCCCGAATTGTCGATTAGGACCTGCATGAAGTTGATGAAGCCCTCGCCGAGCGCCGTACCCATCGCAGGCATTCTCTCAATGAAGCCGTCGACGGCCGCGAGGAATGTCTGGACACCATCGGCGCCCGAGGTCGACAGGTTCGCAATGGCGTCAACCAGTTTGGCGATACCCTCAGTTGCTAGACCAACGCCCATCCCGATCATAAGGATGGCGCCGCCCAGTGCAAGGAGACCGACCGCGGCAAACTCAGCAACATATCCGACAGCCACAAGAGCGGCCAACCCCAGGGCCATGATAGCGATACCCTTGCCCGCCGTAGCCCAATCCATCTCGCCCAGCATCTTCATGACAGGTGTCAGGAGAGCGAGTGCTGCTACAGTCACGAAGAGGCCCGCAGCACCGGCGAGACTTCCCCCACCGATGGAGCTGATCCCAACGAGAACGGCCAGGGCCGCTGACATCATGACCAGACCCTTGAGGTAGTCGCCCCATGGCATGGATGCGAAACTCTCAATATCGCTGGCGATGAGTTTAAGTGTCGCCGCCAGGACAAGGATCGTTAGAGCCCCGACAAGAGACTTGCCGCCGGAGAGCTTGTCACTTCCGAGCCTTTCGACAGTGAACGTCAAGGACGCCAGGCAAATATCCATAGCGATGATGCCCTTGATCGTGTCGCCCCAAGACAACTCACCGATCTCGGTTAGGACTTTCGCAATTTGTCGCATGGTAAATGCCAGCGCAAGAAATGCGAATGCCGAGGCCTTCTTGATCTTGACCGTGCCCATCTGGGACATCATGGTCATCATCTTCATGATAAGACCAAGTGCCAGAACACCCTGCGTCAGGTCCGACAGACTCATCTCACCAAGCGGCTTGACCGCATAGGCAAGGAGCATAACACCGATGCCCAGCGGAATCGCCGTGAGAGCGAACGCCAGGATATCCTTGTTCTTCTTGGTAGTCGTATCGGCCACCATCATCAGCATCTTTATGACTGCGAAGAGCCCAAGGGTTCCCTTGAGGATATCATCCCAGTCCATGGTGCCGATGTTGTTCAGCGCCTTGCCCAGTAGGAGTGCGACTCCGGCCAATACGACCAGCGCCAGCATTCGCTTAGCGAGCCCCTTCGTGTCCTTGCCTTCGCCGGCGCTGGACAGCTCGTCCTCCGCCTTCTTCAGCATATTGAACATGAAATATAGAGCCGCGCCAGCGGCCACAATCTTGCCTGCCGGGATCTGGGCGACGACCCAGAGCGCAGCGGCCAGAACGAGAACGGCTCCGGCGAGAATAAGGACAGTGGTGGCCTTGACCTTGGCGGTCGTAGCCTCCATTGATTCCTTGAACCCGTCGATGACGTCCTTGACACTGCCGAGAATTCCAGCGAAGTTGGATCCGGCTTTGCCCCACTCCTTGAAGGTGTTGATAACATTCCGGGCAATTGCGAGGAATGTAACCAGAGCGCCCGTCTTGAGGATGGCGTCGAATATGCCCCCGTAGTCGCCGTTGTCGGCCATGTTCTTGAGCTCAGCAAATGCGCCCTTGAACGGCTCGATGAGGGCCTTGGCGGCGATGACCGCGTAGTGGCCGACGGTGGACAGAACCTTGCCGATGCCGTGGATAAGCTTGACGAAGTTATGCCACCCGGACGTAGCCTTGTCTTTGAGTTCAAGGTTGGCGATGAATTCCTTGGTGGTGTTCCAGCCATACTTGACGGACTCGGCGTACTCACCCATCAGCGTCTTGAGGTCGCTGAACGCCTTCTTGAACGGTTGGACGTCGAAGTCGAAGTTCAGAGTCGCCAGATTCTTGAGGACGCCCCAGACACCGGCTCCAAACGACGAAAGAATACCGCCAAGGGATGACAACCAAGCAATATCAGGGCCGTTCTGCATGGCCTCAGCCCACTCGCTGAATTTGGTGGACACCTCGTCGTAGAGTGCGGCCAGTCGCTCCATCTTGGGAGTCAACCAGTCGCTGACGACGATGGCCTGCTTGTTGATGCACTCAGTCAGCCAGATGATGAAGCTGGTGAGCTTGTCGATCGCCGGAATAAGATGGTCGGCCAGGTGCTGCCCCCAGAAATATGACTTCTTGTAGGCGGACTCGAACAGGTCGACGATCTTGTTCTTGAGCTTGGTAAACTTGGACTCGTTCGCTTCGGCAGTCTCGCCAGCCTCCTCGGTGGAATCGCTGGTGATACCGAGCGCCTGACCGACCTCCTGGGCGCTCTCCTTGAGCTCCCGGAAGGGGGCAACGATGGATTCCTTGATACTGGAGCCGGCAGTCTTCAGAGCCTCCCACAGACCATCCCAGGCCTCCTTGAGACGCCTTAGGCTAGGAGTAATCTCATCATGGAACCCCTCGGAGAAGTTGTTCCAGATGCGCTTCAGACCGTGGCCCGTCCAGATGAGGGCCTTGATGACGTTCTCGGCGACATTCAGGCTTTCATACCAACTCTGAACAGCCTCGACGCTCTCCAGGAGACTCCAAGACCAACCCGCGGTATGGCCACGAAGGTTGGAAATGATGGCTCCCAGTCCCTTGAGCGCTCCGCCGGCGATCCATCCGATCACCTTGGCGAAGTCGGTGAGGACCAGTACACCTATTTTGACGATTCGGAAGAACGCCTCGAAGTAGTTGCCAATCGACTCAACCGTAGCCTCACTGGGGACCAGCTTGGCCATGAAGTTGGCGAATGCCTCAGACATCGCGTACAACCCTTCGGCGGACGGGCCGCTGAAGACCTGCGAGAACGCCTGACCAATGCGCTGGAGCGGATCCCACATGGCGTGGAACAGGGAGGCGAGGCCCTCGAGTACCTTCTCCCTACCACCGAGGTCAGCCCAGCCCTGGAGGAGGGCGTTTCGGGCGTTGCCCATCTGAGTGATGACGCCGCTCGGACCCGTGAGGAAGGCACCGACCTTAGTCCACAGTTCCTTGGCTTGCTCGAAGTCACCGAATATGATTCGGAACGACTGAGACCAGGACGAACCCAGCTCCTCACCGATGACGCCCATCAACTGCGAGAACGTCTTGATGTCCTGAGCCGCAGACATACCGGTCTTGGCCAGTTCCTGGATCTGAGCGACCTGTTCCTCGGTGTAACCCATGGAGAGAAGCTGCTCGTCGGTGTACTCGCCGGCCATCTGCTTCAGAGTCTCCATCATGATCTCCTGGGTCAGCCATCCCTCCTGGAGGGAAAGCCTGAACGACCCGTTCTTGGCGATCATTTCGTCGACGCTCTTGCCGTGGACCTTGGCGGTCTGGATCAGCTGGTCCTGGAACTGCTTGGTGGCGATACCGGCGTTCTCCAGGGACATCCAGTCCTGAAGTTTCACCGTTCCTGCAGCCATAGCCTGCGAAAGCTGATACATAGCCCTCGAGGTGGACTCGGAGTTGGCACCAGCGACGGCCGCCCAGTTCGCCAGACCCTTAATCGACGCGACTGAGTCGTCCAGTCCGATGCCGGCAGCGGTGAACTTACCGATGTTGGACGTCATCTCGCCGAAGTTATAGATGGTCTGGTCCGCGTAGGTGTTCAGCTGGTCCAGAGCCGCGTTAACGGTCTGGATAGTCTCGCCCTTCTGGGCAGTGTTGGCGAGAATGGTCTGAACGGAGTTGAGCTGAAGCTCGTACTCCTTCATACCGTCGATAAGGGGCTGAACCGTGAAACTCGAGAGCATCGAGGAGCCGACTTCTGCGATCTTTCCGCCGATGCTGGCGAGTGCGCCGAAGGCAATCGACTGGAGAGCCGAGAATTTGCTCGTAGTCTCGGCAATACCCGCCTGGGCCTCCGAGAAATTGAGGTTCTTGGCGGCTGCGGAGACCTGATTGATCCCTTCAACGCCGCCTCGGAATGCCAATCCCTCCTCGAGCTTCTTGACTCCGTTGAGGGAGTCCTGAACCCCGTTCATGAATTGGCCGTTGTTGAACTTAAGAGCGACTACCCGCTCCTCGATTGACGCCACTAGCCTCTCACCGCGCTTTCAAGCTGCTTGACGATGCTGTCGAATATAGGCCTGAGCGCCGGATTTATATAATCCACGCCCTGGACATAGCCACCGGTCCTGGTGCCATGTCCGTATTGCAATATGACTGCGATCGGGACACCCTGCTCCACGTGGGAGTTGTTCCAGACCAGCGAGACTCGATTTCTGCTCCGCTTGATCTCGTAGGACCAGCTGGATGCAGTGTAGCCGGACCTGACCGGAGTAGCAGCAGCTAGCGCAGCCACCCCGGCCTGTCCGCAGTCGTCGAGGAAATCGAAGAAGCGGCCCTCTTTGAGTCTCTCAAGCCACTTCCCTGTGTCCATCCTCGAATCCATCTCCAGCGTAAACGCCGGACTCATGCGGCCCTCTCACAGGCGGCCGCGATACCCGATACAATGGCACCCATGGCCCCTCGAGACCACCCCGTCTTGAGTTGGTCGGCGTCGGCGGGAATGTGCGCAACCGTCGGGAGACCTGAAGCCTTCAGGGCATCCCATGTGGTCTGCGGCGCATTGAACTCCATGGATAGAATATCGCAGGCCTTCCCCGCGAGGAAGTTCGGATACCATTCCTTGGTGGTGTCCGAGGCATACGCATAACCCCAGGTCTTGAACCCGCGAGCTCGCATCCCGTCGAACGCCCACTTAGAGTCCCCGTACGACTTGAGTATGACCTTCTGCTCCATGCCCTTGAACATATCACAAACGGCCTCCCACTCAGGCAGTTTGTACTTCGGATCGAAGACGATGACATGACTCTTGGAATACGTGTCCATCAGCCAATCGATCGTCGCTGGCATGTACTGGGTCTTCGACGCCTCCGCCTTGATCTCGGCCCAGGTATACTCGTCAGCGTTCTTGGTCAGAGCCGGGACAAGACGCGACAAGCTCTTGTCGTGACATCCGAACCAGACGCCGTCCTTGCTCCGTGCGGCGGAGAACTCCAGCGCGTGCGCGTGGTAGTCGACCGCCTGGGTGTATCCGATCTCCGTGTGCTCGGGCCAGGACTGGGATCCTCCACGGTGCCCCACGATGAAATGCGGAATCGTGAGGAGTTCCGCAATCGTCTTGGCGCCCTCTGGAATTGCTCGCATCGTGACTGTCGGAGTCTCCTGAGTACCGTCCCACACGTTAACGCCGATCCTCGATCCGTCGGCAAGAGTCGGATCGAGCGAATCGTTCTGTTCCTGAAGGCGGACGTCGACGCCGAAGAGAGTTCTTACACCGGTGTTGCTTGGGGGAACGTACGCCGACTGAGCGTATCCAACGACAATCGAAGACCAGGGCATCTTCGTGTCCTTACCCCAGGCACCATTGGTCAGCGACTCGACGTTGGGCGGGAAAGTCGCTACAGGGGCGGTGTTTACATCATGCTGAACGAAGCCGGTGATCTGAGGAAATGGTCCGTTCTTCCAACCATCAGCACTCTTACCTGGCGTACCCGGGACCAGGCTCTTGACCTTGGTTCCGTCGAATACCATGAGTACCGCAACGTGCCGTCCATTGTGCGCTGGATCTGGGGACTTCCACACGATGTTCTGTGTATCGGCAGGATCAGCAACCATTTTGACGGCTACCGTGCAGGATCGGATGTCCTCGCCTCCGGCGTACTTCCCAGTCCAACCCGCGGGTGTACAGTCCCGCATGTGATTGAGCTGACCGCCCACTACGAGCAGCGCCCAGTCCCCAACAGCTGACGGAACGCTGAGTTTCTCGTCCTGATTCTTGGAGACCGCGATACCCTTCATGGGAGACGCCATGATCAGACCTTTCGTACGATGACCGTGTTCGGAGGAGTACCTGCCGGCACCTGCTCCTCACGACCGAGGATCAGGACATTCCCGTTACCCCCGCCTCCGCCACCAGCAGGGCGGTTAGTCTTGATGGTAACGTCGACGACGCCATCCTCACTCAAGGCTACCGTCTTGGTGGCGGGCCATCCCTGGTCGTCCAAGAAGAGACGAGCGTTGGTGCTTCGGAAGAACCACACCATGCCATCGATCTTGCCGTTCTCTCCGGCAGTATCAATGTAGGTGGGGCCGTCATCGGGGTCGACGGTCAGCGTGGCGAACGGAGGAATGTCTCCCTTGATGTGGCAGTAAGGCACGGCGGCCTCACTTCTTCTCGTCGAGCTTCGTGTTGATCTCGTTGAGAGCCTTCAGGATCTGGTCCTCCTTGTAGGAGACATCCTTCAACCAGCCAACGATGGGGCCGTCGAAACGACGACCGGCGATGCCGGCACCAGTCTGGTCGGAGACCTCAACAAGGCGGTCCTTGATCTCGGAAAGCAGATCAGTTGCGTATGACACTTCGAGTTCCTCTCCGCCGTCGCTCGTGCCCTGAGACGGACGGCCTTTGTTGTACCAGTAGCGGCATGCGTCGGAGAAAGGCACACCGTACGCTTCGTAGGACCCATACATGGTCCCGGAGTTGTAGCGAGACCCCACACGGCGGAGGTCCTCATAGGAATCGCCCTCGGCGTCGATGAGACCCTTGAGGATGGAGCACCCGACCTCGGCCGACTTCTGTGGATCCCACCAGGCCCGGTCGGGATCGTTGATGAAATACCCGTTGTAGGTGACCTGAAGCGGACCGACGCCGTTCGAGGTGCCCCACTCCGATACGATGGGCCAGAAGTAGTTCTTGAAGTTATGCTCCGTGACCTCGCCCCAGCCCGAGCAGGCACCTCCGGCGTCATGGCCGTAAATATTGGCACCCTCCTCGCCGGTCTCCACCTTGAGGCAGCCGAGAGCGGCCCACCAGGGACACCCGGTGACGTCGGCGGCGCGAAGGACGGCTTCCTGAATGGAGGTTCCAGAGGATGACTCGGCATGCGAGGGGGCCGAGCTGCCGTGGTTGTCCCGTCGGCGAAGACAGTGTGTCCAGGCCGCCTGTCGGGTGTACGGGTGCTCGTTGTACTCCTTGGAGCGGACCTCTTGCTCGGTCTGGTCCCCCATCCAGCCATCGTCGCTCCCGTCCTCAGCGATCCATGCCTCGGACAGAATCGTGGGGTTGAGACCCGTTACGATGGCGACATGACCTCGACCTCCCGAAGCGGCCTCGGACAAGACGATGTCGCCGATCTCGAATCCGCCGTCAGGCTCGTTGCCAGTCCAGGAATCCGAGATGTCGGCGAAGTTGCGCTGAGCACACTCCTCCCGAAGGGACCCAGTCCAGGTCGACCGGGGGAAGTAGCCGGCAGTGAAGGGCTCTCCCCACTCGTGGTGAGCCGCGAGGTTGTAGCAGCCTGCGACGAGAGCCGAGCAGTCGGCATTGGCGGGCGGATTGATGAGCCAGCCGTCCCAGTCGGACCGATCGTAGAAGGTCCAGCGGTCGGGCTGCGAGTAACCGACATCCGCGACGTCGGCGTAGTACCTGGCGCAGGATGCTGCGTATTGAGATACAGTCATTTTGACCTTTTCAGCCGTTAGAGTTCTCGATGGGAGCGAAGAGTACGGGAATGATTCGAGTGCCATTGGCCTTGAGCTGCGCGCGAACGCGCGGAGGCGTTGTTGCATCTCCGGGCCAGATCTCGATGATGGATCCGTCGTCTGTGTAGTCACCCTTAGGGAGAACGAACGTTGCCCGACTTCGAACCTGGATCTCCTTGGGGAGATCGACAACCTTGACGTCACTTGTTCCGTTAAGGTCCTGAGTCTGCCAGTCACTATTGCGCTTGACGTATACCATGCCCGCCATGATGCGGTAGACGTAGGCGTTGTCGTCGGGGCACTTGATCCAGCCGGTGTCAAACGTCCCGTATCCGGCGGCGGCCCGGTTGTTGAACCAGACAGCCTTCTCAGGCATGGATTCCTTGAGGTCGACCATCTTCTGGTCCGAGGAACCATCTTTTCGAACGACCCGAACCAAGGCCTTGGAGCCCTCGTAGAAGGCGACATCCAGCTCGAACTCGGGGTTCGCCCCCAGAGTAATCGAGGCGTCGGTGACTCCGTTAGTCGGGGAGATGTAGACTGTGCTGAACGGACTGGACTCTCCTCGAACTTTACCGTGGAGAAGAGGAGTTACACCAGGCATGTTAACCTCTTGACTTGTACTTGGCCCGTCTCGCCGCGTTCAGAGCCTGATTCTGTCGAAGCGTGGCGGCGGTCGACATCTTCTTGTCGGGTTGGTTCTTGACATTGCACACTCGAATGAGTGTGAGCAGTCGATGAAGGTGCCAGTGCTGGCACTCGAACGGAATCTGGAGAGCGACCATCCAGTAATAGACCAGCTCTGACGTGATAGTGTTTCGGCTGGGGCTGGATCCCTCAGCTTCCACGAATGTGGTTGCCGTCATCGAGTCCTCGATGTACTCTCGGATCCGTTTCACGTTGTCCATGGACAAGTGCGAGTAGACGACGGGGTCGACGTCATTCAGAGTCATGCACTTGATGTAGTCCACGACCTGCTCTTCGGTGAGCTTCTCGTTGCCGATGTACGGGATGTGCCATTTGGACTCCCATTTTGACAGAGCGACGAGGCTGTGCTCCAACTCGAGGTAACCCTCGAATCCATTGATGAACTCGTTACGATCCTCGTCATAGAGCTCATCCCCGACGACGTGAATCGTCAGCATTCGTTCCTCCCTGGAGTCACCACGGACCCCGGAGCGCATCACGGGGTCCGTGGAAGTTGTCAGCCAGCAGCCTTGACGGCGGCGATGACCTCGTCGGGAGTCGGGAGCTTGGCGTCATTAGCGCCGTCGCCCCAGATCAGCTTCTCGATAGCGGTCATGCCGTTCTTGCCGATGACGCTGGAGTCGAGGGTGACGACACAGGTCGGCTTGTGGTCGGTAACGTTCACCGGGGTGCCCTTGAAGGACCACGAGAAGGTGATCGCCTCAGGGGAGTCGTTGATCGTACCGTAGGACCGCTCCGAGGGGGAGGCAGCCAAACCGTACAGAAGGTGCAGCTTGTAGCCGTAGTTGTTCTTCTGCTGGTCGTTGCCCTTGATGGTGCGGTAAGCCAGCCCGAAGGAGGAACGCTCCTGCTGACCGATGACGACCTTGTCGACAATAGCCGAGCCGTCACACTGAAGCCACTCGTCCGGGTAGGTGTAGGCCTCGATCTTACCCTCGAACGTCTCCGCCGAGGTCAGAGAGAGGTACTTGATGTTGTCCGCGTACAGGTCGGTCTGCTCCGCACCAGACGGGGTCTCAGTCACGTTGGTGAGACCCGACCAGGCGACGCCCTTGCTGTAAGCGCCAGTGGCGGGGTTGACGGGGAAGAGGACCCCACGGTCCACACCAGTCTCATAGAACTTCTTGCCCGTCTCGTCCCATGTGAGGACTGCCATCTATACTCCTTGGTAGATGTTGAACACGTCGTGATGAAGGTTGTGCGAGACGAAGTGCCTCTCGAAGGTGGACATAGGCATGTCTGCCAGGACATCCAGCACCGGTTCGTCGGGGTTCCTGCTGATGAGGGTGACCGAATAACGCGGCGTGTACATCCAGTTGGTGTTGTCCCCGAACTTCGAGTCGGCTCGACTCCGTTCGTACACGATGCACGGGTAGGTGAGCTGGACGGACTCCGGGGGTTGGAAGTAGACGTTCCTAGAGCCCAGCGCTTCGACGAGTTTCTGATGGAACTCAAGGCGTTGGGCCATTGTACACCTCTCCGAGGTTGAGGATGAGACGGGGGCGGCGGACCTCCACGTTTGTGACGACCCAGCGCGCCCCCATCCATCTCACATACTTGATGGCGAAGAAGTTCTCCTCGGCGTAAGAGTCGGCCAAGATGGAGATCTCGTTGTTGAGTCGGAGATTCTGGAGAACCTTCGGCTCGCTGTCGTACTGCTTCTGGGAACGGTTCACGTCCCCGTAGTACTCCCTCTCCGTGACCTTGTCCTCGAACACGCCCGGCGATGTCTCGACAGCGTGTCCGTAACCTATGCTTCCGAAGAATCTTGCCATTTTGACCGGATCAGGCCGTAGCCTTCTCGATGACGATCGCGGACTTGTACTTCGTCAGCGAGCCCGAGCAACGAGCCTCCAACAGGTACTTCTGCTGGTTGAAGTCGATGTCGAACTGCTCGAAGAAGGAGGTCTCGCCGCCCTTGTCCGCACCCAGGGTGTAGTCCTGCATGTTGACGATGATGCCGAGCAGGTTCTGCTTCTTGCCGCCGACCTCGCGGTTGGCGCCCTCCATGGCCTCGACCTCGATGACATCCGAGACGTTCAGGGCGTTGGCGACGGCCTGCCGGGTCTCGTAGATGTAGCGCTCGTTGTGGTCCTTGATCTCGAGCATGTCGCAGATGAACCCGTTCGTGGTGAACAGGACCGGAGAACCGGAGCCCTTGTAGAACTTCCGGGACCGGCGAACGACGTCGATGATGTCGGCGGTCTTGGCGTCCTTGCCGATCAGGACCTTGTGGGAGAACAGCTCGTCATCCTTCCAGATCGGACGGATGTTGCTCTCCTTGATCTTGTCGGGGTTGGACACCTCACGGCCGTCACCAATCAGGACGGCGCGTGCGAGCTCCTCTTCGAGGGCCAGGCGAAGGTTCTGCTGCATCCAGGCAACGACGTTGAACGTGGTGATGTCGAGGACATCATCACGGTCAATCTTCGTCTTGTTGTAAACGGTCGTCGGCTCGGTCTTCCGGTTGGCGACCTCGTAGACGACGTCCTTCTTGCGGCTGGCCTTGACGTAACCCTTGGCCCGCAGGTCGTCAGCGGTCAGGTTGGACCACTGGGTCTTGACGCGGGAGAAGGGGGAGTGCTTGGCGCCCTGGAGAACCTTGGAAACCCAAGAGTTCTCGCGCATGATGCGCTGGGGCTCCGGGTCCAGGTTGGTGGCGTCCGGGAACAGCAGCTCCGGGTTCTTGATACCGTAGTCTTCGGCGTGAGCCAGAACGGCGGTTCGGAGCGTCATGCCAGGCTTACGGGCCTCGGCGAAGATAAGCTCCTCGTCGGCGTGAGAGAGGTGCGGGCCCATAGCGGCACGAGCGTCGCCCTCGAAGATGTTGGAATGCATCAGAGTATCACCCCCGGAGTCGCCGTGCTCGGCGTCCTCATCGTAGTCTTCGTCATAGTCCTCATCGAACTCTTCGTCCTCGTCGAAGTCCTCATCCTCGGCATCAACGTCACCGCTGATCTCCTCGATAAGGGCTGCAACAGCCAGACGCTGGTCATCGTCGAGGGTCTCGAGGACATCGGCGACCGTGAGGTCGTCCTCGTCGTAAACCTCGTCTTCGTCCATGGATTCTGTGTCCTCCGTTGTTTCTCCGGAATCGTGCGAGAGCGTGAGACCGGAATAAATGACGGCCTCGTCCTCGGACTCGGTCCATGAACCATCCGAGTGCTCCAGAGCAACGTTGTCGATCAAGGCGCCCGGATTGGCCCCGGACAGGACCATGGAAACCTCGACGATGTTGCCGTGAATAACGTCAGCCCCTCGCTGATCGAGGCGGTTGGCGTAGATCGAGAGAGCCTTGACGTCGCCGTGCTTCACGAGCTCCTTGGCGTTCTCGGCGCCAGGAGTGTCATTGAAAGCGCAGTAGGCGTAAACACCCTCATCCCGATTCTCGAGCAGTGCGTGCCCGAGAACGTTGTCGACGGCGTTGTGCCCATGCTGCCATACAAGCGGCACGCGCTGGCCGTCATTCTCCTTGAACGCATTATGCTTGATAGTGCGCCCGTCGGAGCAGGTCAGGTCGTTCTTAGTGGCCCAGCCACTGAAGTCGAACTTCATCCTTCTCCTCTGACTTGGCTCATCGGCATGCTGAGCACTGACTGAACATCCGGACCACCGGGGACCGGAATATCCCCCTCGCCGTCCAGGGAGGTATCACCCGTCTGAGGGTTGATGTTCGGGTTCTGCAACTGATCCGCCTGCTCGTTCGGGGACGGCGGAAGACCAATCCTCGTACGGGCCTCGTTTGGCGTGATGACCTGGTCCCTGAGCATGGTGTCCAGGGACGTGACGATCTGGCTCGGAGGAACGTTCTTGAACGGGTCGCGGATGTACTGAACGGCCTGTCCCTGGGTGCGCGCAGTCTTCGTGAGGAAGGCCTTACTCATCCCATCGGCGAGTGCCGAGAGCACAGGCTCCACAGCCCGGTTCCAGTAGTGCGTCCAGACGATCTCCGTCGCAGTGCCCTTGAAGACGTCCTCCGAGATCCCCAGTCGACTCATGAGCTCGGCGGTGAGGAACTTGATCTGATCGAGCAGGTTGTTCTCTGCCGGGCGGTTCAGCTGAGTGATCTTCTCAGAACCGTCGGTGTAGGCGATCCCATGTCCGCCCTTGCCGAGCTGGTCCTCGATGGACTGGATGCGGTTCTCTGCCCGCTGGCGCATGGCTTCGGTCTTGACGACGTAGGGGAGCTGGATGATGATGTCCAGCTTTCCGGTGTACGTCTTCTCATCAGCCAGGTCGAGCATGGAGAGCTTGCGGCTCAGTCGCTTGAGGGTCGAGTTCGGCTTATTCATCACCTCATAGAGAGGATTCTCGATGATGGCGACGGTGCGCTTTGGCAGGATCACCCGCTCTTTGGTTGAGCGAGCCTGGTTGTAGACCTCCACCTCGACCTGCTCGGGGAACCACTGTGTGATCCGCCCAACTCGCAGCTGCTTGATGTCGAAGCTGTTGTTAGTCCTCGGGTCCAGGTCGGACTCGACCGGAACGATTGCGATGACGCCCTCGTCGAACAGGGACAGCACGGCATCCTGGATGAAGGCGCGGCCGCTCTGATCGATGTTGGGCTCCAACATCAGGCAGTCGTTCAGGGCTGACCGCCGAACGCCAACAAACGTTCCATTTTGAGCTGTGTCGACATGTCGGATCGGCGTGGCAGACACATCGATGGCGATCATGTTGAACAGCGACGAGATGATCGACTTGTCGGCCGTCCATCCGAGCGCTAGCCGGTCGGCCCGTACGCTGTAGGAAGGACCGAGGTTCGATCGGTCGACGTCCCTGCCAGTGAAGGCGTTGTAGGCGTGCTGTAGTCTATCTCGCAGTCCTATGTCCTTCACCTCCTAGTCGAACATGTCCTTGTTGAGTTTGTAAGCGACCCAGGCGTCCATCAGGGCGGCGACCGAGTCGATCTTGTTCTCCCGTCGGGCCTTCAGGAGCTTGCGGTTCCCGTTGGTGTCCTCCAGGGTGATGGCGTTCCCCATCGTGAAGGTCATCATGGATTGGTCGAAGAGAAGCTTGCGATCCTCCGCCATGTCCTTGATCTCACCGAGGGGCACGGACTCGGTCCGGGCTCCCTGGATCACCTTCTCGATGCCGAACGGTCCGTTCTCGTTCTCCCAGCGAGTAACAAACTCCTTGGCGTTGTACGGGTCGAAGCCCAGGCAGCGCACGTCGTACTCGCAGTCTGCGATGAACGCCTCGAGGTCTTCGTAGACGTTCATCATGTCAAGAACCGTACCCTCGAGTACCATGAGTGAGCCCTCCTGTAGGAACTCCTCGTACTTCTGACGAGTCGCTCCCGGGAGGCGCAGCATGGTGCGCTCGGAAATGTAGCAGCGCGTCTTGACGCCAAACCTGCCCCGGCTGAGGGGGAACAAGAATGTGAAGGCGGTGAAGTCATCGCCCTGTGACAGGTCGACGCCGATGGAGCAAGGCATACCCCAGAAGTCCTGACGGTTGTGCCGCAGGGTCTCCTCGTAGGTGAAGAAGTACGTATAACCCTCCATGGGAATGCCAAACCTCTTGGCCAGGATGTCGTTCCTAGCCGCCGGCACGTGCTCCGCCCGTTCGACGTCTCGCTGATATGTCTCGTAGGAGACGGTGGCCCCGAGATTGGGTTGGGCCTTCAGCCAGGTCGACGGATCCCCGACCTCCTTGAGGTCGTCGAGCCTGTAGTAGAAGATGGATGTGTGGGGATCAGAGTACTCCCCTCGAAGAATGTTGAGGAGCTCCATCTTCATGTTGTCGCCGGCCGAGTTTCTAACGGTACCCTCCGAGGACACTGCCAGAATAAGCCAGTTATCGACCTTGGACGCCCCCTGCTCGATGGCTCCAACCACGTCTTCACGAATATCGCCCGAGAGCCACTCGTCCACCGTGTTCATCTTGGTGCGGAGACCCTGGAGCTTGTCGATTGACATAGGTCGAACCTCGAGCAAGCTGTTGGTCATGAAGTTCTCGATCCCCTTCTTGGTGGGGACGAGCTTCTGCCTGAGCGCGCGACTGCCGGTCGTGTTCTGGATAGACCCCTGAGTCATGAAATCGAACAGTGGGCCCTTGGCCCTGGTGATGGCGGTGCGGAAAGGCTGCATGACCTCCTCGGCCTGCTTCATCGTCGGCGCGGTCGTCACCTGATGAGTGGTCGACGTGTCGATCGTGAGGAAGTAGGCTTGAAGGAGGGTTTCGTACAGAGACTTCGCCCCGCCTCGAGCGACAATGATGTACTGCTTGTTGATGAGGCGTTGCTTCACCCGGCGCTTCTCGAAGTGGCCGCCAGCCGTCGTCTTGTTAGGGACGTAGACTGATCGCTCAGTGAAGATCCACCATCCGAAGATCTGTTCGGCCCAGAGCTTGAAGCTTGGTAGGAGTCGAAGATCGGATCCGTCGGTTAGAGTCATCTCCGCTTCCGCGAAGCGGATGAACCCCTCCACAGCGTCGCTATCGTAATAAAAACCGGGATTGCGAATCCGATCATCGATCCTATTCATCTCCATCTCGATCTCCTTGCAGATCGGAATTCGACCGGCGAGGACATCGTCTCTGAACTGAGCGTAATATCGCGGGGTAGCGGTATTGGACAGCATGGTCAGCGGCGGCGCTTCCTAGAGCGGCCACCCTTCTTACCGCCGGCGGCCTTTCGGTTGATAGCCGCGCCCGCTGCCGCTGCGGCCGCATTAGCGCCTATTCCGACTCCTAGTCCGAGGGCAGCACGTTTGGCGAGCTTATCAGCACCGACGCCCTTTCCAGCCATAACCTTGGTTCCGGTGGTAGCGAGCTTCCTGTACCCGACGCCCTTGCCCGGCTGGACAACATGAGTCGAAAGCGCCTTACCCGGAGCCTTCTTGCCGACCTTGGATTTGGCTGCTCCTGCTGCGGACTTAGCCGAACGCGCAGCCATACCAGCAGCAGACTTCACACCGCCGACGCCGCCCTCAGCCGCCTTGCGCGCCTTATTACCAGCCTTCCAAGCCTGGTTCTTGGCCTTGTAGCCGGCGCCTTTGACTGCATTGCCAGTCTTGAACGCAGCTGCGTTGGCGGCGAGACGAGTGGCCTCAGCATACTTGCCGGCCTTGGTGGTCTTCAGCTTCTCGGCCGCGCCCTTGGCGTTAGCCGACTGAGCTTTCGCGAACCGCTTGGCCTGGGCCTTCTTGACTCGAGCCTGGGCTCCGAGATTGCGCCCCTTGCCCTGAGCAGCGCTCTTAGCGGAGGCACCAGCCTTCTTAGCTAGAGCAGCGATCTTCTTGCCCTTGCCCGACTTGTGTAGGTAGTACCCCGCGCCAGCTGCGGCGGCCGTGCCGAGAACACCAGCAATAGCAGCCTTCTGCTTGCGGGAGAGCCCCTTGCGCTTCTTGGTTGATCCGGCGCCTCCGGAAGCGGCTCGCTGCTTGCGAACGCCCCACTTCATGCCTTTGACGCCATGGTGAGCGAGGACCTCGTCCTCGTCAATGAAGAACAATGTGTCTGTCATGTCATAGTCCTATTGCTTGAACCGTTTGGCGCCCTTGATAGCAGCGGATCCGCCCCGGCTAGCCGCCTTCTTCAGCCCTTTCCGGATTGCGTTCTGCAGGGTGTTGGTTGCGGCCTCCTCGACCGCCTTCCCCGCCTTGGCGCGGTAGCGCTCCATCCGAGTCTGGGTCAGCTGACGGTACTCCTTCTCCAGCCGGAGGCGGTTGTTGATCCGCCTAAGCTGATCATCAGACATACCATCTATTTTGGCCTGCTTGCCGGAACTCCATTTCTTCGCACCCTTGATGCGAGACTTGCGGATTCCCCAGCGCATACCCCTAACACCGTAATGGGCAAGAACGTCGTCGTGTTGGACAACTCGTTTGATCTTCTTCGCCCCCTTAACGGCTTTGGTGAGTAACTCTCGCTCGTTGGGAGCGATACCGGCAGCCTTAGCCCCCTGATACCCCAGATAACCGAGCGCCAGAGCACCTCCAGCCCGACCGACGTTCCCTGTGGCGATGTTACCAACGCCGCGAACGGTCTTGCCTGCGGAATTGCGGGCGTTCTTCCGACCGCGCTGCCTTCGAGCCTGAGAAGCCCGCTTAGACATGTCGGTATTAGCGACGGCCTTGTCGAATTCGCTCTTGTAGAACGGGTCCTTCGAGCGAGCCTTGACTGTTGCCTTAATCAGCTTCCGCCGATTGCCGGCACCCTCGCCGTAATACATCTTGGCCTGGGTGTATTCCTTAGCGTCGCGACGAGCACGGCGGCGAACGCCCCACTTCATGCCTTTGACGCCGTAATGCATCAGTTCCGAATGCCCCATTCGCTTGTTCTGCCCCTTCTTGTAGTACCTACGAGCGGCTTCAGCGAGAGTGGCATCGGTTGCGTAAGTCTTGCCTAGCTGGCCGCTGTCGAGTTCGTTGTAATACTTCTCTCGACGCTCGGTATCAGTGAGCTGACGGTTGCGCTGATTAGCGAGACGAAAGTTACGCCAGGCCTGTGCCTGCGCCTTGCGCTTCTTGATGTGGGCCTCAATCGTAGCGATGTCGTGATCGCCATACTTAGCCTTGAGCTTGGCCTCGTACTTGGCGCGGCGCTCAGCATTCCGCTGTTCACGGCTCTTCCGAGCCCCTTTGCGCATCCCCTTGACCCCGTAATGCATGAGTTGGTCGCTCATGGAGTCTCCTTCTGCAGGTTGATACGCCAGGCGTACTCCTGAAGCTGCTTCTCGATCGCCGTCACGACGAAAGAGTTAGCAGGTGGGTCGAATACGAGCCGCACTTGCAGATACAGGTACGTCTTGACGGCCTCAACATTCTTCGTGACGCCACTGAGGTACTGATCCCAGGTCTCTGTCTTTCCGGTGATCTTGAACGAGGGGAGACCGATCTCCTCTGCGAACATGAGCGCCGTGTTTGTGTGGAGAATGATCTCCTGATCGAAAGCCGTGTAGTCCTCGGTGATGCCGAGAGCCTTCTTGATGTCATTCAATATCGAATCAGCCACGGTCACCTCCAGGGTATCGTGTCGTTCGGCGTTCTCTCGACTAGAGGCTTGGGTAACAGGCTCGCGTCGCCGAAGTGAATCGCGTTATGTGTGTCGTGTCGCACGCAGACCAGGTATTCGGGGTCGAGGATGTCGGGATTGAACTCTCCCTCGAGGTCCTCGGGCCGAATCGGGTTCATGTGATGAACAAGAATCTTACCGTAGATGTCGTGACCCGGGACCCCGAGGTCGCATGCGTCGTCTCTGAGGATTACCTTCTGTCTTGCTTGACGCCATTCGGTCGAGTGATAGAAGGATTGGTTCAGATACCGTTCAAAACCGAAAGTCTGATCTCCTGGATCCTGATTGAGACGTAGGTACTCGTACCGGTCCTCGAAGGAATCGATGCGAGAGAGTTCACTGAAGGTCCGAATCCGACTCAAGACCCACACCTCCTCCGGCATAGGACTTGAATGCCTCGAGAACCTCCTTGTAGGCCTCCTCCCCTCGTGCTGAGGCCGCCAGAGCGTCGGCTTTGGCCTTGAGCATGTCGTTCTCGGCCTTGATTCGCTCCTGCTCCAACCGCTCTCGGCTCGTGGCGAGCTTGAGGTAGTGCGTAATGATGGAAGGGGGAGCCGTGCCGTCCAGTAGCATCTCCTCGGCTCGCTGGACTGCGAGCGAAATGAGTTGATTCTCCTGCTGCTCCGGAGTGGCGGCCCGTCCTCTGGGTGACTTCTTGGCCCTTGCCACGGAGTTCTCTCCTATTCCGGGTTCCTTTGCTGTTTCCGAATCCGGGTTTCAGGTAGGACAGGACGACTTGCGTACCCCTCGTTGGGTAGAAAGGAACGAACGCAAGAAGACCCCAACGACACAGGTCGTCCTGTCTTATCCGAAACCCGGATTCGGGATGCCCAAACCTACCTCCGGGGAAAATGCGAGGTGCGGGCCGATGACGGGGGGTGGGCCATTTTGCGGACCCTGTCCCCCCTCTTTCGAAGTTCGAAATGGACGAAATGGACGAAAGCTCGTCAGAATTCACGTTCTACAACTTGATAGTTTCCAGTCAAGTTGAGTTCGAGAATCTCTTCAATCGCTTCATTCGTTGCTTCGACTTGATCGGCTTCGGTGAGGTCGGTACTGGTGGTGGTGACCCGTGCTAGGTAGGCACAGGTGTGGTAGCCTTGAGTTACATCAAAGTTAAACCACTCTTCGAACTCATCGAAAGGATCGTAAGGATTGTCCTCAGTAGTCAGTGCTAGGCGTAGCATGGGTCTAGACACCTCTATTCAAGGACAATGGACAGTTGACAATGGACAGAAGGCTAGCCATTCAGGTACTCCCTAACTCTAGCTGTAGAAATGCCCAATGCCTCAGCGATCTGTGCTGTGTTGGCTCCGTTAGATCGAAGAGTCTTGATTCGATCCTTCTGAGCACCAGCAAGAGGAAGCTTCTCCTTTGGCAAAGCCAGTGACTTGATGGTATCAAGATCAGAGTTGGCTAGAATATGCTCCATCATCGAGTTAGATATAGCACCTTTCTGGATGGCCTCCCACTCACGAGGGGTGGGGACCACTCTTGTGCCTTCTCTATCGTAACCAAGACGGCGGCGGGCGGTCTTGATGGCCATGGCCTCTAGCTTAGCCCGTTCTTTCTTGGTCAAATTTGGATTTGATTCAAGCTTCTTCTGCACAACACCTTGTGCCACTAGCTGTGCCTGCCGCTCTAGGGGCTTCTGCTTGAGGGCCCGGTTTAATTTAGCGCGGAGGGTGGCAACTTCAGGGGCATAGCTCTTAGCAGCCCGGGGGTCTCGTTTGATGGCGGGGGTTGAAATAGCACGCTTCCTAATATCGTTGGCCATAGCCTTCAACTCATTGGCGTGCTGTGCGTAAATACCCTCCATCAGTGTACCCGAGGACAGCTTCCTAGCATCGGTAGCCTCAGCCATCCTGGTGGTCTTGGTCTGCTTCTTGACTAGCTTGCCCTGCTTGTTAATATAGGACTCGCCAGTCTCCTCGTAGACCCGGCGACCAGTGGCTGCATCATATGGACCGCCCTTCGCTGCACTGCGTGGCTTGCGATGGGGTACATACTTGACGCCCTTGGACCTGGAAATAAGAGTAGCCGCACCTTTATCGGCGCCACCCTGGTACTTCCTCTTCAATGCGGCGATGCCGTTGTCTACCTCGGACTGTTTGTAGTTGAGATTATGCTTCTCGGCATCAATAACAACCATGGAGTGACGAACAGCCCGGGACAATTCATCGGCACTGGCACCCTTGAGAGTCATGTCAGTAATAAGATTGGATACCTTACCCATCTGGGTCTGAGTATCCGACATCCTCTTCATACCAGGGTACCCAGGATATGTTCTCTTGGGGTCGAATCCCTTCAATCCCTTGAGTGGAGCGGTGGAACGAATCCGGGTCTTTCCCTTGTTGGGAATTACCAGGACGGAGTCGCCATCAAAATCAGCACCGCTAAGACGCTCAGCGACAGAAGGATGGATCCCAATAGCATCCCTAGCATTGCCAAGAATACTTCGAGACTTCTTACCTCGGTTGTTAACAGTGAGCGTAGGAATCTCGAAAGTCCCGCCATGAGGATAACGCACGAGACTAACAACGTCACCGTCCCGATAGTTAGGAGCATATACCTCACCCTTCTTGAGATGGGGCATCGGCAATAACACCTGAGACGCTTGACCCGGGAGGGCCTTGGCCTTGAGATGTACCGAAGCCGAGTCACAGTCATCAGCCAGGGACATGAGCATCCGCTTACGAATAACGGGATTCGTAAGACCCATGATCTCATCGAGCTGCTTCCGCTTATCGTCACGGACAGCCTGAAGTTGGCGCTTGGCCAATTTGGGGGACTGCTTGGATAAGAACTGTGAGGCCAGGGACTGGGACCATGAGTCCCACTTGCCCTCCTCATTCACAATATTGAGTGCGCTCAGTTCCTTCTTGCCAGTCTTCGGGTCCTTAAATAACTTCTGTTTAACGACCGCACCAAATGGATTCTCGGGATCATCCTTCATGGGCTTTAGGACCGTGTGGTCCTTGGAGCCCAGCATGGGTGTGCCCTTCTTCTTGTTGGTGTTGAAGACTATGTCCTTGCCCTTCGGAATATCATCCGAGTACATGGCCATGCCCTTGAGGTAGTGCGTTCCGTCCACAGAAATGCGCACCTGGGCGTAGTTGGAGCCACCGAGGCTGAGCTCTTTGACTCCACGACGGAGAAGAATAACCCCATCCATGTCAGTACCGCCGTCTTCGGCGTACTTGATGGCGACTTTCTTCGAGGATATGGCTCGAGGCGTGCGAAGTCCGGTCGACAACAACCCTTTCTCGTCGATCACAACACCAGGAGTACGGATCTTGTCCCTCTGTGCATGAATATCGGCAGCTTTGGTGCCGGGAGGGGCGAGAACCTTGAGAATGGTGTAGTTATCGCTGTTGGCCTGCTTGACCTTGACGTCGTGAGTAGTATATCCCTGAGCCTTCAGGGCCTCGACGGCGGTCTTCAAAGATGTCGACGAACACTGGAGGTTCTGCTCAACGCCGAGGCCGTACTCGATGAACTTCTTCTGCTTCACCTCGTCGGCCAGAATATCCTTGACTCGGGTGATCTCGTCCTTACGATATGAT